TCCAAACGACACAGTAATTGTAGCAGACGCACACCAATATTTATTAGACCATTTTAAAGAATTCGATTTTATTTGGAGTTCTCCACCTTGCCCAAGTCACTCAAGAGCAAGATATTGGAATAGTTCAAATTATGATACGACAACCGAAGCAATTTATCCGGATATGAAATTATATCAAGAAATTTTGTTTTTACAACATTATTATAAAACAGGAAAATGGGTTGTTGAAAATGTTATACCTTATTACGAGCCATTAGTTCCTGCAATAAAAAGAGGACGGCATTTATATTGGACAAACTTTAAATTACCAAACGATTTAAAAGATAGAAGATTTGCTATTTCATCTGCTAAACAAGAATTAAAAGGATTATGTGAATTTCACAAATACGATTTTACTAAATATAAAGGCGAACAATCAATGTTAAAAATGGCTCGTAATTTAGTTGACTATGAAGCAGGTAAAACAATTCTTGAAACTGCATTAGGAATAATTAAAAAATCAAATACTAACCAAACATCAATTTTTGATTATGAAAACGACTAAAAAATGTTTTAACTGCAAAGAAGAATTTACACCGTTCAGCACACTACAAAAGTTTTGTTTAAAAAACGAATGTATAAAAGCAATGGTTGAAACACAAAAGTTAAAGGAATGGAACAAGAAAAAAAAGAAGTTAGTTGAAAACTTAAAAACTGCAAACGATTATTTAAAAATTGCTCAACAGGTGTTCAATAAATTTATTCGTGTTCGTGACGCTGGAATAAATTGTATTTCGTGTAACAAACCTTGTAAAAAAGAAAATGCAGGACACTACTATTCGCAAGGCGGACATAGTAACGTAAGGTTTAACGAAGACAACGTACACTTGCAATGCGAAGCTTGTAACACTTATTTAAGCGGTAACCTGTTAAACTATCAAATAGGTATAGAAAAACGAATAGGAGCGCAAAGATTAATGGAACTTCAGGCGAAAGCACACGAAGTAAAGAAATGGACAAAAGACGAATTAAAAGAATTAATAGAAACCTATAAACAAAAATTAAAATGAATTATAACAACGACTTTAAACACGATTTAGAAATAGGGCAAGTATATGAAAAAGAACTTGGAAACTTACTGCAAAAAAAAATAGAAGTTAAACGCGACTTTCGTTGTTTAGAAACTAAAAACGTTTTTGTAGAATATGAAAGCAGAAACAAACCTTCTGGAATAGCAACAAGCGAAGCCGACTATTATTGTTTTTGGTTCAGCGATGTTCATTGCGTAATTATAAAAACGGACAAATTAAAAGAACATTGCCGTAAATGGGTAGGAACAAACCGAGATGTTTTAGGCGGGGACAATAACACAAGCAAAGGTGTTTTACTACCAATAACAATTTTTTTTGAAAATATTTATTAAAAATAGTTGTTTATTAAATAACTTTATTTATATTTGCATATATTATTAACTTAAATTATTTAACTATGAAACATTTATTTAAAGCATTAGCAGAATTTCAACAAGAAGTGCCAGTTATTCACAAAGCAACACAAGGTTACGGTTACACCTACGCAGACCTTCCGAAAATCTTTGAAGTTATTAACCCATTACTAAAAAAACACGGTTTAGGATTTACACAACTAATTAACGGAACACAAATTGCAACTTGTTTATTTCACGTTGAAAGCGCAGAAAGTATCGAAAGTAAAATTGACATACCGCAGGGAGTAATTTTAAAAGGAATGAATGAGTTCCAAGTTTTAGGAAGTGCAATTACTTACTTGCGTAGATACGCGTTAAGTTCAATGCTTGGTTTAGTTACGGACAAAGATACGGACGCTTCTGGCGAACAAGTAAAACACGAACCTAAAAAAGCTACAATAGACAACGCACGTTTTCAAAAAGCTATTGACGCAATTAGCAAAGGAGAATATACAGTTGAGGAACTAACAACAAAGTTTTCTTTAACTGAAGCACAATTAAAACTTATAAAGGTATGAAAATACGTTGTTCAGCATTGGGGCGGTTGATGACCGCTCCACGCAATAAGACAGAACTATTAAGCCAAACGGCAAAAACGTACATTCAAGAACTTGTTTTGGAACATAAATACGGAATAAAAAAAGAGTTTTCAAGTAGGTACACCGACAAGGGTTTACAATGCGAAGACGAAGCAATTAGTTTAGTGAATGATGTTTTGGGTTTAGGGTTTATATTTAAAAACGAAGAACATTATAACAACGACTTTATAACAGGAACTCCAGACGTAAACACGAATGAAATTTTATTAGACATAAAATGCAGTTACGAAGCTTCAACCTTTCCGTTCTTTGAAACTGAAATACCAACACCCGCATATTTTTATCAATTGCAGGGTTATATGTGGCTTACGAATAAAACCGAAGCATTACTTTGTTATTGTTTAGTAAACACTCCAATAGAAATAGTTGAAGACGAAATTAGACGCGAACATTGGAAACATTTTAAAATTGACGAAGACGCAGAAATTAGAGAGTTTGTAGAAAAGAAACATAACTTTGACCAAATACCAGACAACAGAAAAGTTAAAGTATTTACTATTGAACGCGATGAAACTGTAATTTGGGCAATACAAAACAAGGTTGAAGAAGCACGAATTTATTATAACAATTTAATTGAAATGATATGAAAGAAAAAACAATTATTATGATGTATTTTATAGCAATTTACTTTTTTGCTATGGTTGGGTTGTTTAACTTTTTAAGCTGGTTAATATGAATAAAGAAATAGCAAAAGAATTAAACGCTCAAGTTAAAATAATTGCAGATAGGTATTCAAACGCTAATCGTGAAATGAATTTTAACAAAGAATTGTTTACCGTAGACAAAGTAATACCAACAAGCGACCATACAGCAGTAGTTGTATTTAAAAAAACAAGTGGTAAAAACGGAGTTGCATTATTTTATTACATACCAAACGGAATAAGCAAAGGTTGGAAATACTTTTTTCCTACCGACTCACACATTACAGGAATGAGAGCATTTGAATTATACAAATTAATGGCAGAAAACGATAATTATAAACACAATTTTTAAATTAAAACAATGGAAACAAGAAACAACACAGGTGCAATTTTTAAGAACGAAAACAAAAAAGCGGAAAACCACCCAGACTACAAGGGAAAAGTAAACGTAAACGGCAAGGATATGGAAGTAGCGTTATGGTTGAAGACTTCAGCAAAGGGAGTTAAATTTATGTCAGCTTCATTTAGTGAGCCATATATTAAAACAGATGAGCCACAAAATAAGCCGTTAGACGTAAACGACGATTTACCATTTTGATATGTACATACAAGACGAACAGTTAAGAACTGAAGTAAAGAAACTTTTAGCGTCTAAAACACGAAACAGCATAGTTAAAAAAATACAGGACAAAGGAAACAAGTTCCATTTTTTCCAGCTTACAAATTTTCTTCAAGGCAAAGACGTTTCGTTATCAACGCTTAAAAAAATAGATTACTTCGTAAATAAATAAAATTTTCAAGTTAAAAACGTAGGCGCAGACTTAATTGTTTGCGCTTTTTTTTGTTATAAACAACTAATTGTTAATAAATTCGTCTTGTTATTGTTGAAAATTTAATCATACATTTGCTTAATATCTAAACAATGAAAATTGGAATGGTTAAATAAAGTTGCAAAGCATCACAAAGAATGGGTTAAAATAGTTAATTCATTTGGCGAATATTTTTTTGCCGAAGACATAGTCCAAGAAACTTATATTATGTTAATGAAGTGGAGCAGCGAAGAAAAACTATTTAAAGACGGAAACATAAGTAAAGGTTATATGTACTTCGCTTTAAAAAATACCTTCCTTCAGCACATAAACAAAAAAAACAAAATTTCATTTATATCATTAGAGGAAGTTTGTAACGTTCCAGAAGAAAACAACACGGACGAAAACGAAGCATACAACGACTTACTTAACAATATAGATTTAGAATGCAACAGTTGGCATTGGTACGACAAACAATTATTTGAACTTTACAAAAACACGAATAAAAGTTTAAGACAAATAAGCGCAGAAACAAACATAAGTGTAACAAGTATTTTTAACACGGTTAAAACGTGTAAAAAACGAATTAAAAATAACATAGAAGAAGACTACCAAGATTTTATAAACAAAGATTACGAACTAATAAAGAAAAAATGAAAACAAAAAGTAAAGGACTTGGCGATACAATCGCAAAAATTACAGAAGCAACAGGAGTAGACAAACTTGTAAAATTTATTGCAGGTGAAGACTGCGGATGCGAAGAACGAAAAGAAAAATTAAACAAACTATTTCCGTATGCAAAACCTTTGTGTTTAACGGAAGACGAATTTAATTATTTGGACAGTTACTTTAAAATAAATTCTAATCAACTAACAAGCGAACAGCAACACGAATTAATTAAAATTAACAACCGAGTATTAAACCAGCGTTTAACTTTTTCAAGTTGTTCAAGTTGTCTGCGAGATTTAGTAAGTAAGCTTCGAGTAATTTATAACGAATACAAAGAAGAAAATGCGGTTGACTGAAGCAATAGCATACTTAAATAAAAAGGGAGCAAACAAAGAATGGATAGCAACCAATATTAAACATTTAGAAATTACGCAACCTTTAAGAAATTTAAGAAAGAAAACACAAAACGAAAATAAAAATTTAACCGTGAAACAATCGTGAAAAAATGGCAAATGAAGAAAATTTAAAACCATTTGGAAAAGGCAATAATGCTAATCCAAACGGACGTCCAAAAGGAAGTAAGAACCGAGCTACAGTTGCAAGGAAATATCTTGATTTAATCTCCAAACAAAAAAACGGACTTACAGGCGAAGTTGAAGAATTAAGCCAAGAAGAAGTAATTACTTTAGCAATGTTAACCAAAGCAAGTAAAGGCGATGTAAATGCTTACAAGGCGGTTATGGATAGCGCATTTGGACAACCTAAACAAACTACCGATACTAATTTAAGTGTTTCCGACTTTGATGTAAAAGACTTATTTCGAATTGATAGTTTTAAACCAGAAGTTTAATTGTTTAGGTAGTCCTTCACGTTACTTTATTGTAACAGGTGGTCGCGGTTCGTCCAAGTCTTACAGCGTAACAACGTTTTTATTATGGCTAACGAAGGAAAGCGGACACGTTATATTGTTTACACGTTACACACTTGTTTCGGCTTCCATTTCAATTATACCCGAATTTATAGAAAAAATTGAGTTGATGCAAATGGAACAAGATTTTGTCGTAACAAAAGACGAAATAATAAATTTACAAACAGGAAGCAAAATAATATTTAAAGGAATAAAGACAAGTTCTGGAACACAGACTGCAAACTTAAAATCTTTACAAGGAGTTACAACGTGGGTACTTGACGAAGCCGAAGAACTTACAGACGAAGACACGTTCGACAAAATAGATTTATCCATAAGGCACAAGACAAAACAAAACCGAGTTATTCTAATTCTTAACCCTACGACAAAAGAACATTTTATATACGACAAGTTTTTTGAAAGTAAAGGAATAGCACAAGGAGCAACACTAATAAAAGACGATACTACTTACATACATACAACGTACTTGGATAATATAGAAAACCTATCCGAGTCTTTTTTAAAACAGGTTGAATACATAAAAGAACGAAGACCTGAAAAATACAAACACACAATACTTGGCGGTTGGTTAGATAAAGCTGAAGGAGTTATATTTACCAATTGGAAGATAGGAGACTTTAAAGAAGTTGGTGTAAGTGTATACGGACAAGACTACGGATTTAGTGCAGACCCTACAACGTTAGTCAAAACAAACATAGACAAAGCAAACAAAATCATTTACGTTAAACTACTGTATTATAAACAGGCGTTAACAACAAGTCAAATAGCAAGGTTAAATAGTGAGTTTGCAAACAAAGATTTAATAGTAGGTGACAATTCAGAACCACGATTAATAAGCGAATTGAATGCTTTAGGAAACAATGTCGTTCCTACAATTAAAGGTGCTGATAGTGTAATTTATGGAATAAGTTTACTTCAAGACTACGACTTAATTATTACTGAAGATAGCATAGATTTAATCAAAGAACTTAACAACTATTCTTGGTTGGAAAAGAAGTCAAAAACACCAATAGACAAACACAACCACGCAATAGATGCTTTAAGGTATGCAGTAGCATATCAATTAGACAATCCAACAAAAGGTTTATATTTTATAAAATGAACGATTTAGAAGTTATGATGCAATGCGTTCAGATTTACATATACCAAAAAAAAGGTGTAAAGGTTAGAATTTACCTTCGAAATATTCACGACATTAATTTATTAAAACAAGCTTATGAATACATACAAAAAAACGAACACAACAAAAACACAAATAATTAATTATTAAGATATGAAGTTAGAAATAAACGTACCGTCAAGTTTAAACGAAATTACTTTAGGACAATACCAGAAGTTCTTAAAAACACAAGAAGGAAGTAACGACGAAGAATTTGTTGCTCAAAAAATGATTGAGTTATTTTGCGATATGCAGTTAAAAGATATTGTTAAAATGAAACTAACAAGCATAAACGATTTAATAGCACACTTCACAAATATATTTAACGTAAAGCCACAATTTCAACCAACGTTTAAAATAGGAACACAAGAGTTCGGATTTATAACTAATCTGGAAGACATAACATTTGGCGAATATGTAGACTTGGAAAACAACTTACAAAATTGGGACACTTACCATATAGCAATGGCGGTTATGTATCGCCCAATAACACAAAAATTTAAAACGCAATATAAAATAAGGGACTACGAACCAATGGAAGAAATGCAGGAGTTAATGAAATTTGCACCCGTTGACGTAGCAATAAGTTCAAGTGTTTTTTTTTGGAATTTAGGAAGCGAATTGTTAGAAGCTACAGTTACTTATTTGGAGAAGGAGATAATGAGGAACCCGACAATGGCGGAGACTTTAGCGACACAGCTCAATTTGCAAAACAATGGGGGTGGTATCAAGCAATTTATGGACTTGCAAAAGGAGACATTACAAGATTTGACACAGTTACCAGCTACAGACTTACTCAATGTCTCACCTATCTTACCTTTGAAAAACAAAAAAACGAAATTGAACAACGACAATTAAATAAATTACGAAAATGACAGGTTATTACAATTTATTAGACAAATTAAAAACACACTTTGACGCAGACGCAATTGTAAACACAGTAACACAAGGCGATATATTTAAGGTTGATTTAGCAAAGCAAACAATATTTCCTTTGTTGCATATTATGGTTAATAACTGTACGTTAAGCGGAAACACTACGACTTGGAATATAAGTTTAATTGCAATGGACGTAGTAGATATTTCCAAGAACACAAGCACGAATATATTTTTAGGTAACGACAACGAAATTGATGTACTAAATACGCAACACGCAGTATTAAATAGAGCATACGAATTAATAAGACACGGAAGTTTAGCATACGATTTATTTATGGTTGAAGGCACGGCAAGTTTAGAACCATTTACAGAACGTTTTGAAAACTATATGGCAGGTTGGACAATGACACTTGATATTGTAACACCGAACGAAATGACAATTTGTTAAGATGAAACAAAGCGAAGTACAAAAAGAACTTGAAAAGTTTAGAAATTACGTTATTGCTGAAGCACGAAAGAATTTAAGCAACGACAAAAAAAACGTTTCTAAAACACTTTATAATAGTTTGAAAGGAAATGTTAAGGCGATGCCAAATTCGTTAAGTATGGACTTTGAAATGGACATTTACGGGCAGTTTCAGGACAAAGGAGTTAAAGGAGCAAACCCAAGTTTAGTAAAAAACGGAAAACAAAAAGCGCCAAACAGTCCATTTAGTTTTAAAAATAAAATGCCACCTATGGAACCTTTAAGCAAGTGGGCGCAAAAAAAGAATATAAGATTTAGAAATGCAGACGGAACATACGCAAAGGGTGGGTACAAAACGTTAGGTTTTTGGCTACAAAAAAGAATATACGCACAAGGAATAAAACCAAGTTTGTTTTTTACCAAACCATTTGAAGCTGCATTTAAAAGACTTCCAGATGAGTTAATAGAAAAGTTTGGACTTGACGCAATGAATTTATTTAAAGAAACACAATTTAAAAACGAAAAGAAATAATGGCTAACATATTTGCACGGTCACCGTACTTAATTAGAGTTGCAGAAGCAGGACAAAACGGCTCAAAGGTAGAGTTGTTTATTAAAAATACAGGTTCGTTTTCAACGTTACCGCAATACACGTTAAGTAAATTAATACCAGCTTCAAACCAAGTAGAAACACTTTACGACATAAGTCCATATATACAGGAATACATTAGATTTTTAGTTGCGCCGCCAACGCTTACAAATTTAGCGACAAACCCGACGGCTCAAAGATGCGATGTTAGAGTAAAACGTTACAAGTTATTAAACACAACATACACGCTTTTAGACACGACGGATTATTTAGGTTTTGACGGTTATACATATTACGAAAGTGGTTACAATTTTGATTTAGGAAACTATGCACTTGACCAAAAAAATTACTATTATAACCCTACAAATGACGCGGGAATAGTTCGAGTTACAACAGGGGCAAGTTTCACGGCACGTTACACAAATTTAAGCACCGCAGTTGTTACAAGTTTATCAATACCAAGTTCAACATATGACATACCACGATTACGAGTTGCAAACCAAAATGACGGTAACAAATTAGAAATATTAAATTCAGTTTCAGCAGTACAGGCAACGTGGTTTTTTTACCCGTTAGAAGAATGTAAATACACACCTGTTATAATTGACTTTGTAAATAAATACGGAGCGTATCAACGTGAGTTCTTTTTTAAGGCAAGTAACGACACAATGAGCGTTGAAAACACGGAATACAATTTACTACAATCGGACAGCTACAACTACAACGTTATAGAAGGACAAAGAAGAATGTTTAACACTAACGGCAAAAAAAGTATTAAAGTAAATACAGGGTGGGTAAATGAAAATTTTAGCGACACAATTAAACAAATAATGTTAAGCGAAAAAATATTAATAGACAGCAAACCCGCAAAGATTAATACTAAAAGCACCGAGTTATTTAAGAGCATAAACACGAAACAAATAAATTATAGTTTAGACTTTGAATTTGCTTACGATGTTATAAATTCGATAGTATGATAAAAGTTGCAATTTATGTTTATGTTACAGACGAAGTAGATATTTCAAATCAACTTGTAAATGCTTTTCAAATAAGAGTTGGCGCAGCAGGTGGAGTTATTGAAGCTTCAGAATGTTTATTAACGGAATTAGAAAGCATTGGTTATTCTGGAACTATACCCGTAGCAAAAATACTTGAACTATTTAATGACGAAAAAATAAGCGTAAATTCAACAATACAAAACATATCGGACATATCTAAAATATATACCGATTTTTCACAAGGTTTTACAATTCCTTGTTCAACAGTAAACAACGAAATATTTCAGCACTTTTACCAAAACGATGTTGATGCAACAATAAGTTACCAATTTAGATTTGACGCATATATTGAAATTGACACAAAATTATTCAGACGTGGAAAAATACAATTTGAAAAAGCAAATTTAAAAAATGGTTATCCAGATAGTTATTCAATTACATTTTACGGAACGGGAGTAAGTTTAAAAGACACGTTTTTAGAAGACAAATTAAGCCAATTAAATTATTCAACATTAGACCATAACTACACAAGCGCAGAAGTTTTAACACGAGTAACAAGCGATGCAACAGATTACAACGTTCGTTATCCGTTAATTACTTCAAATAGAGTTTGGCAATATGGCGCAAGTGTTCCAATACCACAAGCAAACACGCCTAATTGGTATTTATATCCAACAAGTAACGTAAATAACATTAATCACAATACAGGCGCAATAGTTTACAACGAGTTATTTCCAGCGGTTCGTGTTGCAAGTATTTTTAGTTTAATACAATCGGCTTACGGAATTACGTTTAATGGTTTATTTTTAACTTCAGACTATTTTAGAAAAGCATTTTTACTTTACAAAAACAAAGAAAGTTATCATTACACAAACAACCCTGTAAATTTAGATTTCACTTCTTCAAGTGGAGTTTTAGCAAGTGCGTTTAACACAACAACAAATAGTTTTACACGAATAGAATTAGCAGGAACTTTTACAGTATACCATAGCATTTTATATTCTGTTACTTCTTTAAGTGTTTCACCCGCAGACTATTTTATTGACCTTTACATTAACGGAGTTTATTCTTCAACAAGAAGTGGAACAACAGTTTATGCTGGTTCGGGTTTTCAATTTTCAGAATTTGTTCAGCCAAATCAAGTTATAACTTTTAAAATACGAAGTTATTTAGCAATTACTATTGGCATAACTTTTCAATATAAAAGACAATATTTTAATACTACTTTAATTCAAGAAGTAGGTAACGCAGTATCAACAGCAACAACAACTTCGTTTACTGATTTAGCAGGTTTAGCACCCGATTTTAAGATAGTTGATTTAATTACAGGAATATGTAAAGAATTTAATTTAACAATTTATTCAAACGAAAAAGACGTTTATACTTTTGAAACAATAAACAATTGGTATCAAGGCGGAGCAGTAATTGACATAACCGAATATACAGACGTTACAAGCATTGAAGTTGAACGAATGAAGCTTTATAAGTCCATTGAGTTTAAGTATCAAGACAGCGAATGTATGTTAAACAAATACTTCCTTGAAAGTCCGTACAATGCAAATGGACATAACTACGGAGATTTAAAACAAGGTTTTGATTTTGACGGTGGAGAATATAAAATAGAAAGTCCATTTGAAAATATTTTACAAAATAATTTTGGTAACGGCTTACAAGTTGGCTACATATTAAACAAAGAGTTAGCACCGTATATTCCGAAGCCAATTTTATTGTATCAAAACACGAAGAAAACTTTAACAGGTGGCGTACATTATTATTGGTCAGGTTCTGGAACACAAACAGCATACATACCATTTGGACAAGAAGCAGAAGTTTTAACGCCACAAGGTTTATTGCCCGTATCGTTAAATTTTGGTGCTGAAATTTCAAGTTATTATAACGCAGTAAACACGAACACTTTATACAATTTATATTACGCAAGTTACATTAGTAATTTATACAACCCTAAAAATAGATTAGTAAAAGTAAAAACAATTTTACCCGTATCGTTATTGACTAATTTAAAGTTAAACGACAGACTTATAATAAGGGACAAGCGTTATTTTATTAACGAGATGAAAAGCGAACTAACAACACGCGAAGTTGAATTTACTTTAATAAGCGATTTTAACCCTGTAAAAACAACACCGTTTTCACAAGTACCAGATGACGCAACAACGGAACTTAAATTTGCAATAATATTTTCTAACGATGTTTTTAAAGTTACGGCAACGGCAAATGTTGGAGACGTTACGTTATCTCAAAGCGTATTTACAAGCGAAGGTTTTTTAACTGTAACAACGCCTAATTATAACATTGGGCAATTAGTAGAAATAAGTTTATTAAGTGAATTTAACAACGGAAACACGGAAACAGATTACATTATAATAGAACAAATATGATAGAGAAAATAATACAACTTTTAATGGTTAGTAACTTTTATGGAATAAGTGAAAACATAGATATTGCAAAGGGTAAATATAAATTTACTACAAGCATAAAAGAACAATGGAAACAAGCGCAACGCAAAAAGTTAAGATATAAAAAACTAAAGTAAAATGGCTGAAAAAAAAGTAATTGAATTAGAAGTAAAAGAAAATTTAGGCAATTTAAAACAACAACTAAAAGCAGCGCAGGTTGAAGTTCAAACGTTGGCGGATAAGTTTGGAGCGACTTCAGCACAAGCAGTTGAAGCGGCAAAGAAAGCGGCTATTTTAAAAGACAAAATTGGAGATGCAAAAGCGTTGACTGATGCGTTTAACCCAGACGCAAAGTTTAAAGCGTTAAGCGGTGCATTAACAGGAGTTGCAGCAGGGTTTTCTGTTGTTACAGGTGCAATGGCAGTTTTTGGAAAACAAAACGAAGACGTAGAAAAAGCGTTGTTAAAAGTTCAAGGCGCAATGGCTTTGGCTTCAGGCGCACAAGCAATTGGAGAAAGCATAGACGCATTTAAACAACTTGGAGCGGTATTAAAAGCAAATACAGTTGTACAACAAGTTTTAACTGTTGCAACACGAATTTACAACGCAGTTATGGCTGCAAATCCTATTGGAGCAATCATAGTAGCAATTACAGCTTTAATTGCAGCGGGTTACGCATTAGTAAAAATGTTTCAGTCTTCAGCAGACGCAAACGAAAAAGCGGAAGGAGCAATCAAAAAAAATAATGAGGCATTAAAAGAACAAACAAAAACAATTAATAAAACAAACGAAGCGTTAAAAACAAAAAACGGACACGAATACGAAATGGCTAAAGCTGCGGGTGCAAGTTCAAAAGCTTTAAGGGAGTTATCATTAAAACACGCAGAAGAAGAAATTGCATTACAAAAAGCAAGTTTAGCAACAGCAAAAAATACTTACGAAAAGGAAAAGAACACGTTAGCAAGTTATAAAAACGCAGGGGTTAGCGATGAGTTAATTGCAAAGCAAAGGGAACTTGTAGACGAAGCACGAAAAGCTTCAGCAGAAGAACGCAAAGACTTGGAAGCAGCAGTAAAAAATAAAGCGGATATTGTAAGGAAAAACGCAGTAGAAGTTCGTCAAGAAATAACCGACAACAACACGAAAATAAAAGACGCAAACAAAACGCATAACGATGCAATTAAACAACAAAACGAAGAAGCGGCAAAAGCTGAATTAGACCGTATTAAAACTTTAAACGATAGCATAAATTCATTAAAAGAAGAACTGCGAGTTAGTAAATTAAATGATGAACAAAAAGAAGTTGACGAAGTATATAATAAATATACAAAACTAATTAAAGACGGATTAAATGCAAATATTGATGTTACAACATTAGAAGAAGAAAAGCGTTTGGCTTTATCAGCAATAACTAAAAAATATGATGATTCAGACGCAAGTAAAAGATTAATAAATTCTCAAACTATTATTTCCGAAATGGTAGCAGCAGGGACTAAAAGACTTGAAGGAGAAAAAGCAATAAGCGAAAAATCAATACAAATAGCAAAGGCGGAAGCTGAACAAAAAGCCGTTATACAACAACAAAATTTAGATATAGCATTAAATGGAATAATAGTTACTAAAGGTTTATTTGAAAAATCAAAAGGACTTCAAAAAGCTGCTGTTATAGCAGAAAGCGCAATAGGTATTGCAAAAATGATTATAGCAACAAGAGCAGGAAATATTGCAGCAAGGTCATCAGGAACTGCTTTATCTATTGCAACAGGGGGTGCGTCAGTAATAGCAGCAGAAGCACAAATTGCAAGAAATAATATATCTACAGGAATAGGAATAGCTGCAAACATAGCAGCAACTGCAAAAGCATTAAGTGCGTTAGGCGGTGGCGGTGCGCCTTCAGGAAGCGCAGGGGGTGGAGACGGTGGCGGTGGCGCTCCAAAAATGTCAGCACCACAATTTAACGTTGTAGGTCAAAGCGGACTTAATCAATTAGCAAGTCTTAACCAACAACCGATACAAGCTTACGTTGTTTCAGGACAAGTAACTTCGCAACAGGCGTTAGATAGGAATAGATTAGAAAACGCAACTTTAGGCGGGTAGAAAATACAACAATTATTTTAACTTTTAATTATTTAGATATGCGAATAGTAGAATTAATCATTGACGAAAAAGACGAAGACAGCGGAATTTCCGCAGTTTCAGTTGTAGAAAGTCCAGCAATAGAAAGCGACTTTTTAGCACTAAAAAAACACGAAATAGAATTAAAAGAAGTAGATGCAGAAAAGCGTATTTTAATGGGTGCGGCTTTAATTCCTAACAAACAAATTTACAGGAAAAACGAAAAGAACGAAGAATACTATATTTACTTTTCAGAGGCAACAGTTAGAAAAGCAAGTGAATTGTTTTTTATGAATAGCAACCAAAACAACGCAACGTTAGAACATAACGAAAAGTTAAACGGAATGTCAGTTGTTGAAAGTTGGATTGTAGAAGGCAAGAACGACAAAAGCACGAACTACGGTTTTAATTTACCGCAAGGAACTTGGATGATTTCAATGAAGGTAAACAACGACGAAGTTTGGAACAAAGTTAAATTAGGCGAAGTAAAAGGATTTTCTATTGAAGGTTATTTTGCAGATAAATACGAAATGAGTTTAATTAATGAAGATGAAATTTTAATAGATAAAATAAAACAAATAATAACGGAAAATGAAAACAACTAAAGAATTAATTATTGCAGATATTACTGCAAAAGTAGAAGCAAAGTTAGCAAGTCAAAAAGTAGAATTAGGAGTTATTCAAGATTTAAATAAAAAAGCAACTGACTTATCAAATAAAATATTAAATAACAAAGCGGTTTTATCCGATGCACTTTTAAAAGTTAGTTCGGAAGCAAAAAAATACGCTTCTGAATATGATAAGTTGCAAGTTGAAATAATTAAAATAGAAAAACAAATAAACGAATTAGGTATAGTTTCACCAAAAGATTTAGATAGTGCGGCACAAATGGCTTTTAATTCATTTAAAGTAAATCAATACGTTTTAGAAAATTCAAAAGGCATAAAATAATTTAGCAAATGGCGAAGCAAACTAACGTTAAAATTCATCTTAAAAAACCGAAAGTTAAACGTGCAGGAGTTCACGCGAAAACACGAAATAGCAAGTTAAAGTCAAGTAAAAATTACGCAAAAACTTATACAAGACAAGGACGATAAGTATAAAAAACAAGTAAAACACGAAATGCGATTTAATACGGTTTTAATGCGATTTAACGAACTTTAGTTTTATATTAAGGTATAATACGTTTTTTCAGAGAACTGCGTTCTTCAATGCAGTCGTGGGTTACAGAGGTACTAAAAAAATAACAAAATGGAAAACAAAAAGAAAAAAGACGCAGAAAAAAGCCGTACAAGTCCAAAAGGTGGCATACGCGGTTGTCTATGTAAAGACGGAAAAACATATAATAAAAAGTGTTGCGACGGAACATTAAAAGCGCAGGGAATAGGCGCAGTTTAATTTAAAAATACAACAAATAATAAACAATTAAATTATACATATATGAACACACTACAAACTATTTACAACAAGTTAGCAGACAAGACCGAGTTAGCAAAACACGAAGTTCAGTTATCTTTATTAGATGACATTAAAAAATCAGAAAATAATTTATTGGATGGTATAAATTCAGTAGTAAAGGAACGTGCAATAATTGAAAGCACGAAAATTAAAATGGGTCAAGAAATTGATAAAGTAAAATTTTTAGTTGATAATTTAGAAAAAAATTTAAATAAATTTAATGCACAAGCCAAAGATTTAGGAATTACTCAAAAACCAAATGAAATTGAGAAAGCGGAAGCAATGATAATTTCAGTAAAAAAGGATGTGCAAAATATAACAACAAAATATTTAAAATAAACAAAAATCAAATATGAACACGCTACAAACTATTTACAACAAGTTAGCAGACAAGACCGAGTTAGCAAAACACGAAGTTCAATTAGGAGTAGTTGAAGACATTAATAAGGCTTTAGCTGAAGCAAACGCAATATTAAAAGTATTAATTGCTGATAAACCTATTTTAGCAAATGCTGATAAAGCTATTGCAGTTGCAATTGCAAACGCAGATAAATTAGTGCAAACTTCTGAAAAAAATGTACAAAAGGCAAGTGCTTTTTTACCAAAAATTGGAACTATTTTAGACAAAGCAGATGTCGCTGCAAAAGGATTAGGATTAGATAGCAAAGGAATAACAGGTTATTCTGAATTAGATAAAATATATTTTGCAATAGAAAAAGCTGAAAAAGAAGTTGGACTATATTATAAATTTCAAAATTAAACAAATCAAATATGAAAACAAGCGTAATTAATCAAATCAAAACACTTTTAGGAATGGAAGTAAAATTGGAAACAATGAAGTTAATGGACGGAATAACAATTTTTGAAGCAGATGCTTTTGAAACTGACAAAGAAGTTTTTATTGTAACTGAAGACGAACAAAAAATACCAGTTCCAATCGGAGAATATGAAATGGAAGACGGACGTATTTTAGTAGTAATTGAAGAAGGAATTATTTCTGAAGTAAAAGAAAAAGAAGAAGAAGTTGTTGAAGAAGCTCCAGAAGTAGAAGAAGAAGTTGAAGCAGAAGCAACACCAAGCGCAAAGAAGACAATCGAAAGTATTGTTAAAGAAACATTTTTTGCAGAAATAGAAAAATTAACACAAGAAAACATTGAGTTAAAAGCGAAATTAGAAACGTTGTCGAAAGTTGACGAAGTTACAAACGAGGTAACCGAACTTGCAGACATAGCGCCAATTTCATTTAACCCAGAAAACACGAATGAAGTAGAAACATTTGTTTACGGTTCTAAAAGACCAAAAACAATTATGGACACAATTTTAGAAAAAATAAACAATTAATATTAACAATTTAAAAACTTAACAAAATGCCATTTGGAACAAATCCAGTAATTACCACAACTTACGCAGGTGAGTTTGCGGGTAAGTATTTAGCAGCAGCTTTATTGTCTGCACCAACATTAGAGCAAGGCGGAGTATCAATACTTCCAAACGTTGCTTACAAACAAGTTATGCAAAAAGTCGCTACAGGTGATATCGTAGCAAACGCAACTTGTGATTTCACAGCTTCAGGAACGGTAACACTAACTGAAAGAATATTAACAACAGAAGAATTTCAAGTAAACATTGAACTTTGTAAATTAGACTTGGCTCAATCTTGGCAGTCAGCAGAAATGGGTTATTCAGCGTTTAAAACGTTGCCTAAATCTTTTGCAGATTTCTTAATTGCACACGTAGCCGCTAAAGTAGCAGCTAAAATTGAAACTACAATTTGGAACGGAGCAAACGCAACAGCAGGAGAATTTGACGGATTTAAAACTTTGATGTTAGCAGACGCAACAGTAATTGACGTTACGTCTCCTTTGACAACAACTTTAGACGCAACAACTGTAATTGGCGAAATTGGACGTTTAGTAGATTTAATTCCAGCTTCACTTTACGGAAACGAAGGTTTAAGAATTTATGTTTCTCAAAAGATTGCTAAATTGTACGTTCGTGCATTGGGTGGTTTCGGTGCTTCAGGTTTAGGAGCAAACGGAACAAACACACAGGGAACACAATGGTACACAAACGGAAGTTTAACTTACGACGGTATTCCAATTTTTATGGCTAACGGACTTGGAGCAAACAATATGATTGCAACAACTGTAGACAACCTTTATTTCGGTTGCGGACTTTTAAATGACAGCTCACTTGTTAAAACTATTGATATGTCAGATATTGACGGTTCAAACAATGTAAGAGTTATTTTACGTTACAACGCAGGTATTCAATACGGTATCGGTTCAGACGTTGTTCTTTACGGAGTATAACATTAAATAAAAAGCGGGGGTAACTCCGCTTTACATTATTCACATTAAAAAACAAAAACAAAATGGCTTGTTTATTAACACACGGTCGCGAAGAAGTTTGTAAAGAGTTTGTAGGCGGTATTAAGTCAATTTACTTTATTAACTACGGTTTAATGGGTGCAATTACTTTTGATAGTTCAACAGACTTTGAAGACCAAATTGACACAGTAGCGGGAGCGTTTACACTTTTTAAATACGATTTAAAAGGTGCAAATTCTTTTGAGCAAACAGTTACAAGTTCAAGGGAAAACGGAACTACATTTGTAGAGCAAACTTTAACTTTTACAATTAAAGGTTTAGACACAGTAACTACAAAACAAATG